CATTTGTGTAATATAATATATTTATTCATAATCTCTAAATACTATCCCAATGGGAAACCTTGGAATCCCAAGTTCCGTCAAGTTTTGGAACCTTACGGTTAACATTTTTCCAATATACATCTCTTTATTCGAGTAAAAATACTCTCTTTGTTCGATCGTACCTTCGGGTCGAGCACAGAATGTACTTCCATTTTCCGTTTTACAGACCCATACGACGGCATTTGCATCGCGACCGTGTCCCGTCTTTGCGCCGACGACTTCATACTCTTCCGTCATGAAATCCTTGAACTTTAACAGGTAATTACTTCGTTTCCCGTTTTCATACACACTCGAAGGTTCACGAACCATGGTCCCTTCGTAACCTTGTGAAACAAAATTCTCATGGAACTGTTTCAAACACGTTTTCTTACGAACAAGTTTCGTTTCGACCGTGACGTGATGCTTACACCTTTCCTCGAACGGTAAATCGGGACGATTCACGTCGAAATAATCAAAAACGTAAAACTCGAGTTGTTTCGGGTCTGTTTTGAACAAACTCGTAATTTCCTCAAACGTTTTGTTTGGATCGTAACACTCACCGTCGAGGTACTCACCGTCTTTGAGACCTTTACCGAGATACTCGGTTCCCGGAACGAGTTTCCCCGTACGTGAAATACCACCTTTATTCGAGACGAGTAATCGAACTCCATCAAGTTTCGGTTGGACGTAGAACGGTTCCGAAATGTACTTTTTACGATCGTCCCATTTATTTGCTAACATAGGCATAACATCCGGGGTTTGTAAATTCTTCCAAATAGTTTTTGCTCGTTTCAGGGCACTCTCGTACCCGAGCGGAACGTGTGTTGTTGAGATAGATTCTTTACCATCAACAACACCTGTTGCTTTAATAATATTGGCGGTACCGTCTTTCAGTTTTTGAACTCTGATAGACGTGTACCTTTGATTGCCGTTTTTATCTGTTTTAAAAATTGTTTCCATTATAGTAGTAATATATGAGTAGTGTTCCACCAGTTGTAGATTATAAACGAATGGAGCGACTTAGGCCTCCACAGAACACAGTTATTCCTATAAACGCAAATACAATTTGTATATTTCTTATAATAGCGACCATTATCGGTTTATATAAGAGACACGTAGACTTGAAAACCCCCCAGACCCGAAGGTGACAAACCCCCAGACCTTTAGGTCTGTAATTAAGGGTGATACGACCCCCAGACCCCTTCGGGGTCTGAAAATGAAGGAGTCGGGATCTAATCAATCGAATGAACGACATTATACTTGATACACTCTTGTGGATCTAAATACATATCACGTTTCATAATTTTCTTAAACTGTTTTTGGGGTATAGTTGTTTTTTCCTTATACGTTTTTGTAATCATATCCATGAGTTTATCACACGATTTCATTTCGTCTTTGAGTTCCTCGTATTTTCCCCAGAACCCATTTGTAGATATTTGGTGGATGAGAACGTGTGCATTCTTACCTATACGACGTTCGTGACCACCTAAAAGGAGAAACGTGGCGGCGGAACAACACACACCTTGTGCTATGGTAATGACCTTAACACGCGATTTTTCTATAATGTTCATGGCACTTAACCCTGCGAATAAATCACCACCTTCGCTACATATATGAAAATGTATGACAGGTTCGTACCCTATGAGTTCGGCTTTCTTTTTAAGAAGATTAATTTCGAGTTTTTTAAAATCTTCAATAAACTCGAGAATATCAACATCGGTAATTTCCCCGTAATAGAAAATTTCGTTACCGATGACCCGAGATACTTTATATTCTTCTTCTTCTTCTGAAGCTGGAGTAGTTGTATTCATTTAGTTAATTTAGACTATCTTCTTTAATCATTTTTTTGATTTTAGTAACCTCCCGTTGTTTCAGTTTGTTCTGTAAACCAAGGTGGTTCATAACATCAAAATCTTGTGGTGTTAAGTTATATTCTTTAAATTTAGAGACATCGCCTTTTTTTGCATACTCACGTAAAAGCATGAATTCATGTTGTTTCATATTTGTATGTGAACGTACTTGTATACTTCGAATCTTCTGTTCGCGCATTTTCTGGTTCCCATATTTTGTCCACGCACTCCCCGGGCGTATTGTATCGGGTTCAATTAATGTGTTACGCGTATATATTTTTGGTATTTTCATGGCATATAAAACAAAATAAGGCATGAAATCCCATTCACCTTTATACAGTTCTGTATCGAACGTATCTGCATTTATTAAAGCGTGCATGATTTTATCGGGGTGTTCCGGGTTAGCCCCAAGATAATTTTCGTGTACGGCACCCCAAATATGTCCGTGTTCATGTATAGTTTCTTCTATATCTACAGTACCTGGTTTACAAAAGAAATCTTCAATAATTTCTTTTGAAGACTTAAAAATATCTTTGTCGTCGTTATATTCAAGGTAATTGAAATAGTTTCCTATATTTCCTTTACACTTTTCTGACGCTATTTTTGAACGTGGGTGATTTTTATTTAACCACTGAATAGTTTCTGGTTTACGTTTCGGTAGGAATACAAGTTTAAAATTGGGTAACATGTGTACATTTTTAGACGTAACGATTAATGGTTTTTTTGTAACACGACCACCTTCACATATGGTTTCCACTATACTTTTATATGCAGTATCGGATTCGTAATCGTCTATATAGGCATGCATATTTGAATTTTTTATCGTACTTATGAATATATCCTTTTTACGTAAGACTTCATCATATATTTCTATACTATTTGTCTCATCGAGAATTTTATTAAGAACGAATGTTTTTCCGACACCAGCCGCACCACATAAAAATATATTCTTACCATTTTCTAACAGAGACTTAATTTCCTTTATTTCGCGGTCATGGAGCGAAATACGATCAACCTTTTTTTGTTTATGTATTGTAACAAAGGCATTCATGTCGAATGATAATGAAGATGCGGATCTCGCTACTCAGGCGTTAGATATTATTATGGAAAATAATACACTTCAAACGAGAGTGATAGATCCTTTAAAAAGGAAACTGTTTCCTTACTTGATGTGCATTACAGTCTTTAACTTTGCGCTATTTATTATGGTGGCGTATCTTGTGAATCGTCTTTCGGCGATTCTGTAACAACTTCCATGAGTTCTGTACGTCTACGCAATTCTTTCATGAGGTCACCTTTTAAACTCACAATCCCTTTATCTTTTAAATCTAATATCTCATTCTTACGTTCTTGTACACGTTCTATATCTGATTTAACAGTCTTTTTTAATCCCCGTATATCATCAAGTTCCTGTTTAAGTTCTCGTTTTGCCACACCTCCTACGGCATCTTTTAACTTCGTTATAACTTTATTTTCTTGAATGGCTTTAAATGGTATTATAGGTTGTATATGCATAATTTCTGGTTTGAAGAATGCATTATCATCTGGAAATTCCTTTTCAAACGCATCTATCATTTTTTTAGGTACATTAGGTGATTGTTCTATTAAACGATCATATTCTGTTCGCATATTTTCAATCATATTTGTACCATTTAGTGTTCGTTCGGTAAGTGGGAGTGTAAGTTCGAGACGTATTGTTCGTGAAATTTTACCGTATTGGACAGAGGCAACTCGATGACCTTCCATGAGTTCATTAATTTTAAGAAATTGCATGATCGTCGTCGCAATGGCCGTGATTAAGTTCAAACCACCAATAGCTGAAGGTACAAATGGTTGTACGGAAGGTGGAAATGTTTCTTGTGCAAAGTTAGCAGTACCGGTAACTGTACTTACAATTATGAGTGGTATAGTAAATTTCATACTCAAATTTTTAAATGAACAATAGGCTTGGTAGTGCATATACCTATAACACGCCGCGGCTTCACCCCAGGCCTTTAATATTTTCTCCTGTTGTGGGTGCCATATTTTTGGAAGTTTCTTTTCTTCGTTCATATTAATAGATATGAATATTATATTTTTCATTCATTTACTTTTTTTCATAACAATGTTGGTTGTACCATTCATGAAGAACAAACAAAACCTTGAGTTTTATTCCATTCTCGTACCATTCATATTTTTCCATTGGTCGGTAAATGACGATACATGTGCTTTGACACAAATGGAAATGGTGGTAACAGGAAACAGTAAAGAGGAAACATTCTTTGGACGTGTAATGGGACCTATATATAAAATGGATGATACAGAGGCAAACAATTTCTTAAAATCTATTTTCTTTTTTCTTTGGTTACTTGTTCAGTACAGACTCAATAGAATTGATTTGGAACCTCTTCACGAACTTCGAAAACGGTTTGTTAAATAATGTTGGTATATATAAAATGAAGATCAAAAACAAAACACAACAAAAATTATTATTTATTGCGTTAATGGTACTCATTACTGTAATTGTATATCAATTACGTAACCCTATTGTCGTTAAAAAAAGAGTTGGTGTACCAGTGGGTGTCCCAGTCGAAGTTCCAGTACAAATACCAGTTGAACGGGAGTTTAGAAACCCACCAATTAAAGAGTATAAACCTGGGTACGTCCAACAAATGGGTGTTCTTGTAGGATCGGATGAAGAAACGTTACCCTTATACGGTAAAGAAGTCAGAGGGCGTCGTGATCAATATCATTATTACACGACAACACCAGGTGATCAAGTGTATCCACTCCCGGTAACTATTGATAATCGTGATTGTATGGACGATATGGGATGTAGAGAACTTTACGGAAATGAAGCTGTTTCAGTTTTGGGACAAACGGGTTCATTTCAGGCGAAAATGTATAGAACTGATAATTTTTTCTAATGTAATGTAATAGTGGATATAAACTAAAAATGTTACACCTTTTATTTAAAATGGATAAACTTGCTATGCTTGCTTCACTCATAGTCATATGTGTTTCTCAAGCTACAAGATGGGGTATATGTGGTAAATGGATTCCCAATATTAAGAAAATAAAAGAAAATGAGAAATGTAAAAAAGCTACTATATCAGATACCATTATTACAACTGTATGTTGTTTATGTTGTTATTTTGTTGCACCAAAACTTGCACCAGGCGCATTGGCCGGTGCAGCAGTAGGAATGGCTGCTGATAGTGCAATGAACTACGTTCCTATGCCTAACTATTAACTAATTTCTTGGTTAATATAAATGAAGATAGATTTGTTAAAAAATGAAGCAAAGCGTCTTGGTCTTCGCGTAACTAAAAAAATTAAAGGGAAACGTTTCCCTCTGAGTGAAAAGGAACTTAAAATGAAAATTCAAAGACGGCGATCACCATCTTTGGAAATTCAGGTTCGTGAATCTAAAAAGCTTTTACGAACGTGTAAATCTCTTTTACGAACAGTTGAACCAAATGTTCCACGGGTTCGTCGAGTTTCACAACCAGTACCACGTGTACCACTAGTACCACGTGCTCCACCTGTTCCACAAGCACCACCAGTACCAACTAAACGCGACCCACGCGCAAATTTAATGACCGCTTTAAAAGCAAACCTTAAACGTCGTGGTCTTAGAGAAAAGATAAATCAAACTTCTTAGATATAATCTTTTTCGCACCTTCAAATTCTGGATGACTCCATAAAAGCCATCTTGACCAAAATCCCGCGGTAAAAAAACCTGTTTTCGTCCAGTTTTCTTTATCACTTCGAGTTACATCAAGCATATTTTTATGAATCAGTTTAGGATCGGTTTGTTTTTGTACCATACGAGGAACAATCCCACCGTGTCGCGTTACGTATGAACGCATACGCAAAGGGTTTTTGTGTATCGTATAGTCTGAGTACCCCCTTGCCCCAAAATCAACTATTTCCCCATTTTCAAAAGTAACTCTAAACTTTTTATCAATACGTGGACTTTTTTTTAAACGAACACGCATATATAATTACTGAATATATTTTTCACCACGTTTTTTGCGTCTATATAACACAATTCCAAGTGTGAGGGATATTAACCAAGCTTGAAATTGTGATATACCATACGGTTCTTCGACCATAAACATTTATAGTATATGTTTATTGTTTATTTTCTAATTTAGCGAGTTTGTAGTGGTGATACATATGTATTAAACTTATAATCAAAGAAACGAGAACAACTGGGTTATATCTTGCCTTCTTGTTAAGAACGACTAATACAACTGACGAAAGAGCAATAAAGGCTGGTAAACTAAATAATCCAATTTGAACATTGGTCAAACCAAGGAATCGCTTTTCTAATGTGTTAACTTCTGGTGTTTGTGCTGGTGCGTATTTTTCAAGTTTATATCCTGGCATTTATTATATATACACAAAAAAAATGTGGTTTCTTATGATACCACTTATACTGTTACTAAAAGATTATTGTAAAAACCCTATAGATAGACTCTATTTTCAGAGACCTTTACGACCTTTGGTAGGTATACGAAACTCACTCGTAGACTTATTTTTTTATAAACTGTATTACTCAGTCGACGATTTTACAGGACTTTGGAGGGTACAGAAACACTTTTTCGATATAAAAACCGAATATGATACTTTATATAAAAATAAACAAAAGTATTATTTCCATGATATTGATTCATGGTTTGAATATAATCAAAATTATTATTACTATAAAATACACGATTTTCCAAAGTTATACGCATTTTTAAAAACTATACCGTGTGTTGACCGTGCCATGATTGCAGTCATGGAAGGACCAATGTCTATACCAGCACACCGTGCCGAAAGCAATTTACAGTTACGGTACCATTTAACACTCGAAGGAACAAGTAATCTTACCACGGAGTTTGATATTCATCAACATAAATCCGGTGAAGATGTTCTTTTTGACCACTCACGGTACCATAGTGTTGATAAAACTGATGAACAAACGCGTGTTGTTCTTATTTTAGATATTAATAGATTCTAAGATAAATGTGTTTTATAAATTTCCATGTATAAAATAATTCTGTCTTTATCCGATTGATTTTCTGCCCAATGTTTTTTACGGGCATTCATAATTATATGTTTACCATCTTCTTCTGTAACTTCACCTAGATCTATATGATGAAGTATACAGTTTTCTGGGCATTTAATACCTAAATGATATGTAAATATATAATCATCACCTACATAATCAACATGTTCGTTAAGTTTTACACCTCCTTTCATTAATGAAAATCCCGCTACATGTATACCCTCGATCGAAGATAAGAGTTTTGTTGTTTCTGGACATAAATTACAATTACTCGTAATGAAATTACCACCCCATATGAGTGGCCAACTTACCCATGATTCCTGAACATGATCTTGCCCACCTTTCAACCATCCACATTTACCGTCTGTGTATAACATCATAACCTGTTTTAGATATTCGGAACCAACCCATTCACCTTCTTTACGAGGATCGTCTCGTATGAAAGTTTCTGGTAGTAAATTTACTTCCTTTTGTAAAATATGAACGTAATTTTTTAATTCTTTTAAATGCATTGTTCCTTATAAATGTTTTCGACACACCGCTTTATACATATCGTGATCACCAACAAGTTCGAGTTCATCATTTTGTACGATACGTTTTGTAAAGGGTCCATGTGTTCCATCCATACACACCATACACATCGCCGATATCTTAAACACTTTATCGGCGAGGGGTACACAGTCTATGAGTTCACCAAACTTTCTCTGTTTATAATCACCATCGAGACCCGCGAGTAAAATCGTTTTACCTGAATCGAGAACCTTTTCAACAAACTTTTTAAGACCCGTAAAAAACTGAGCTTCATCCATAGCTATAACGTCTGCATTTGAAAAATCAACTTCATCGAGATTATTTGTTTTTATACAATCGAAACGAATATTATCATGGGTACGTAAAACGTCTTCGGAAGCGCGTGTATCCTTTTTAGAGTTTATAACGAGAATACGTTTACCTATAACTTTGTACCGCTTTAAACGCCTGATAAGTTCGGACGTTTTTCCTGAAAACATGTTACCCATAATAATCTTAAGACTCATTTCTAATTATACGTTACAATATTTTAAATGGTTTTAAAGAAACAACTCTTACATTAATAAAAAATATGGAAACACTTAGAATTAAACGATTAACTCTCGAAGCAACTTTACCGACACGCGCATCGCCTGGATCGGTCGGGTACGATTTGTATAGCATGGAAAACATGACGATCAACGCATGTGAACGTGGTATTGTAAGTACGGGTATTTGTGCAACGATCCCACACGGTGTGTATGGTCGTATTGCACCGAGATCTGGTTTAAGTGTAAAACACGGTATTCAAACGGGTGCCGGTGTTATTGATCCGGATTATACGGGTGAATTGAAGGTTATCTTGTTTAATCACGGGAGTGAACCGTTCGAAATTAAACAAGGCGATAGAATCGCCCAACTCATTTTGGAAAAGTGTGAAACACCACTTATTGAGGAAGTTGATGAATTAAAAGAAACAAAACGTGGTGAACGAGGTTTTGGATCTTCGGGTAAGAATTAAATTAAAATTTAGTTACCAAATGCGATACCACCCATACCATTCTTAATCCTGAGAATGTTATAGTTGACCGCATACGCACGAATAATAAAAATGTTAGAAACGCTTCCAGGATTAATATTTATCTTCGCGTTATCGATTCTCGAAAAGTTCAATGTACCCGTTGGTTGAGACTTGTTCAGTGTAAGACAGAATGGCCATGTATATATTTGTTCCGTATCGACCGTGGTGTTAAGAACCGAACAGTGTCTCGATGGAACAACGTTTCTGTGGTATTCGTGTGTCATATTTTCAAAGAGTGGAACACCGTTAATAAACATAGACGCGTCTGTGAACTTGTAATTTGAAAAATCCAGGTTTATTTTAGCCGCAGCTATATGTACGGCTTTTACTGGATGATTAAAGTATGTCAAATCAATTGACGTATCTCCTACAGACATTGGTTGGTGTTGTGTTTGTGTAATGAGAATTTCGTGTTCACCGTTTGCAAAGAATTCACGTTCGTCTGTGTCAACAAACACGTACGAACCGTATACCTTTGGCGAAGAACCTAAACTAAATGTACCATCTCTACATTTAATTCTAATTTCAACTTGGTGGTATTGAAGACCGACAAGTGGTAAAGATTTCGTCCAATCTTCACTGAAAAAGAATGGGATTATATAACTACCGGGCGAAGCATTATCACCACCGTCTTGAGTTGTCATGGCACAAGTCGCTTTCGCCGAAGATTCGTTATATAACGTATTGTGTACGGTATTAATGAAAAGTGTATCTAATTTAGTCACTTCTTGACCACCAATCCACAAAGAGAATTCAGTTGGCGAAGTTTCATTTGATGTCCCATTCGCGGATTTAAAAATTGAGGCATTGTTATTACGACTATTAATATTGGCATTTTCAATCCACACGTAACTCAAGAGATCACCTTTAGATTTGATAGGAATGGAAACTTCGTTTCCCGATTCAAACGTCCCGATATAATCCATACGTTCTGGTTTTATCGAAAAGTTTGTGTGACGTTTATAGTTTTGTCTAAAAAAAGAGACTTGAGGATCGCCTGTGATATAGACGTCCTGGGCACCGACTGAGACGAGATCGATCAAAGCAGCTGACATATTTACTACTATACTATATTAAAAAAATCAGGCGTTAACGTAATAAGATAAAAATGGTCGTGTTCCAAGTATTGACCTGGGAAACA